GCCACCCATTAAAGTATTGATTGCAAGCAATGCTGCAAGTACAGTAATAAGCCATCCGGCCTTATCTTTAATTAGAGCTTCTTTCTCTGAGCGTGATAGTGGTTTTACTTCTGCCATGTTACTTCTTCCCACCATTGTTACTTTGTTTTTCTTTGAACTTTTCCAACTCTTGCACACGCCATATTAATGTGTCCAGTACTGCTTTGTTAGCACCGCTTCGGGCTAGTGCTTCTGTGTTAGCCTGCATGAAGTCTTGTCGTAGTTTTTCACGAGCCAGTTCAGCACCCATGTTTGGTGCTTGTTTGTTGTCTGATGTCACTACCAACTGCATCTTGCTTTCGAGAATGGTCAACTGATGATTGACACTAGACAAAGCGTTCATCAAGTATACCACACAGGCAAACATGATGGGCAATACTGCAAATGTTACTTTTTCAATCAGCGCACCCTTGGCTTCGCCAGCACTAATTTTATCTTTGATTTGTTCCATTTCCATACTAAACTCCTAGAACATGTAAAGCGTGTTCATAATGTTTTTTACGGTCTGCTAATCCAAGAGTACCGCCATTGATACGCTTTGTCATTGTTTCAATATCACCAGAATCGGCATATTGATTTAAATTGTTTGATTCCCAAAACCAGCAAGCTGATTGTGCGGCACCTTCAAATGTTTGTACATAATCAGATACTTCTTCTGGAGTAATACCAATAGAATCAGCAAATGCTGTATAGTTGTCTTTACCTGTAAGTTGAATTAAACCACGACCACAGTATCTCCATCCATCACCCGAATCTTCATCACCATTACCCATACGACTAGAATAAGCACGATTAGCAATAGATTCTGGTTTATGAGCATATTGTTCAGCAATAGCAGCAGGAAATCTCGATGGCCATACACGGGTTAATGAAGCGGATGTATAATTTAAATTTTCATGTAAGGCTGTAAAATTGGCAGACTCATGAGCGCATTGAGCAATAAAAGCAGCAATACGATTTGGAGTATTAATTTCATAATCAGGTAATAATTTTGACAAAGCATCATACCAATGGTCAATATATGGATTACCAGGAATTAATTGAGTTAGTTGTTCTTTTGAAATTTCCATTATACTACACCTTTCATATCATTTGAGCTAATTGAATTGCGCCCATTAAAATTTGATAAGCCTCTTGATTTTGTGTTAAATCATCAGCTGAAGCATTAATATGACCCATAATGTTCAAGTCATTAATTAATTCTTTATACTCATTACCTGATAATTGACCAGTTTCATATTGTTGTTTATATTGTTGTGCATAAAATGCAACATCTTGTAATTGACTCATTTTGGTTTATTTCCAGTAACTTGTTGTATTCTCTCTGCGGAATGCTCTATTATATTTAGTTTTGCCTTGCAGTATACATCTGATATTGGTTGTGGTTTTTCATATAATTCTGATACTATTTTAAATAAATCTTCATTCAATTTAATATTACCTTTATTATTACCACTTAAATATTGACTAAAATTCTTTAATTCTGATGTGGTAAGATATAATGATTTAACTGTTTGAGAATTACAACTTTTTTCTGTTTGAGCAATAGTTCTAACTTTAGTAATTAAAGCATATTCATTACTATCAAAATGTGATAAAGTATAAATGTCCCATACAGCACATCCTGTTAATTGTAATGTGAATAAAAGTATTAATAACTTTTTCATGGATTCAATTCTCTTTGTTGTTGTACCCAATCTTGTAAAGCTTTTAACTGTTCAGAAACTTTGTGATATTCACCATAGTTTTGTATGATTACTTTTTCGGCTTCAGAGAGAGCAATTCCGGAGGAGACACCATCAATTCCGGTGGAGGTTTCGGGAACGATACCCTTTGCTGAGGCGTCATGCAACCTGACAAAAGACTCAGGAACATCACACATAGAATCATCTTTAGTATTGACTTGTTTGAGTGTTTCATTTGTAGTTTCTTTCACCTTTTCAATTTTTGTAATATAAACTTCTACAATCTTTGTTGATATTTCTTCTTGTTTACTTTTTAATTTTTTTATTTCTTCTTCAGCTTCATTGAGTGCATTATATCCACCAGCAATATAGAAACCACCACACACAAGAATAGTTGCTATAACTTTAATTGGAATTCTATAGATAATAGGTATAAAATATCTAGTAAAAAATTCCAATAAAAAAAGAGCAACACCGAATCCGATGATTGCCCATGGTAACCACTTTGGAACAAAACCTAATAACCAATAGAAAGATAACATTTTATTGTGGAGGCTTACGGCGCCCCATTGGAATAATTATAGGATTTGGTTTTTTTCTAGGTAATTTAACACCAGGTTCTCCACCTAAACCACCTGTACCTGCAATTTTACCTACAACATTAGTAGGACCTGCAACAGCCATTCCATCTTCTTTTATTTGGCCTTTACCTTTATGTGTAATGATATGTAAATCACCAACAGAAGGTGATGATTTAATGTGATATTCAATACCTTTAAACCCAGCAACATGAAGTTTTTTTGCATGATTCAATGCAGCGTTACGACTAAAATGCATTGAATGATTTGAAGTATCTAAACTCTCTACTTCTTCTCTAAATTGTTTAAATGTTTTCATATTCTTAGTAATATTTCTAAAATATCCGGTTCTACCAATATATCTTTTGAATGAATTGTTTTACCTCTAATACCTGTTATTGTGTCAGGCATAATATTCAAATATACTAAAAATGTTTTTAATATATCATAGTCTCTTTCATCAATTCTGTAAAACAATATTCTGGCTGTAGGTTCTGGTCCAAAAACATTATTTAATAAAATTAAATGATTAAGTATTAATCTTTCTTTTAAAGACTTTGTAACTTTGTATCTACGAAATAATCTTTTTAAATATTTTGTTCTTTTAATATCACTTTCAAATTCCGACATAATGCAATTAGGAGACGAATAACATTTCATCGCATAGATTGTAAAATTATCATCATTCAAATCATCAAGCATATTTTATCATTAACAAATTAAAAAAACTTATACTCCAGAGAAGATTTGTCCGCCTGTAGCAGTATTACCAGAAGAAGCATTAGATGCAACAGCATTTGATAAACAAATTAAAGTTTCTTTTAAGAAACGAATTGTTCCATCGGAGTTAGTTTTCTTGAAAACGTGAACCCATCCAGTACTCACAGAACCAACGTTAGCTAAACTAACATTAGCATTTGCTAAACGACTATCTGTTACTAAAATTGTATCACGGCCATATGTATTACCTTGAGTTAAAGCTGTCTGTAACATTACGTTAGCAAAGTAAATGATAGAACCGTTAGCAATTATAGGTCCTGATGCACCATTGCTACCAACAAAATTGTTTGCAAATACAATAGTACTATTTGCAACATCGACTGAAGCGACTGTATTATTGGATCTAAAGAAACAAATTTCATTTAAATTCATAATAGAACCGTCTAAATGCCTACTAACAGCATTTGCACTAATTGATTCATCTGAATAACCAAAAGCACCAACAATAATACCTGTGTTTGCTTGTGTGATTGTATTTGCTGCATTAGTAAATCTGATTGCTTTTCCAGCTACAGTAGAATTCGCTGTAACTAGTTGAGTAATTTTTATTACTTCTTTCATTTCTGGCCATACCGGCTCGGCATTGGCGCTATCTGTGTTTCCCCATAATGGCATTTTTTTCTCCTTAAGCCTTGTTTATAGTATTATTTATCTTTTAAATTACTGTGGTTGTTTCTTACCATAGTTCCTGTCAAAGTCATCAGGACCAGGACGTTTCTTCAACATTGGATCAATTTCGACTGTATCTCTATTCTGACCAGTCATTGTTTTACCACCTGACATAATGATTGCGGCTTTTGGTTTATCTTCACCAAAACTGTCTTTCTTAGGTGTTGTTTGAATCTTAGGTTTTTTACCATAAGTTTGAACAGATTTATCTTCTTTCTCAAAATCTGTCATGTCCTCTTTCATATTGTGTTTCTTATACAAAGATTTAATCATGCGAGCAGATTTAGACATTTCAGTTTTTCTACACATTGAACAACCACATTTTTCTTCTTTTACTGGTTGATTCTGTGTTGGTTTATTACCCATTAAACGAGAAATTGAAGTTGATACATTCTTTGCTGAAACTTCTTTACCTTTTTTCTTTTTGCCAACTTGAGCGCCATGGAAGTCAGCTCTACGTTTTTGATAAAGAGATTTTACTGTGTCATAATTTAACTCATCTAATTCTTCAACTTCTTCTTTCATTTGTACAACAGAATGTAATTTATCTTGTTTGCCATCTCTACGTTGCAATCTACTTCCTTGAGCGTGTTTCTTTGCAGCATCTAAATTTCTATGAGTGAAATCCATATAATGAGTTACTTCATTGGTATCAGGATCATGGTAAGTTGCACGAAATTTATACGGATATCGTTTTGCTTCTTCTAATTCAACTTCTTCACTTATTTCGTGTTGAACACCCAAATGTTCATAATCATTAGCAATAGATTTTATTTTTTTATGCATCTCATTTGGTCCAATAGCACCAATTGTGTGTCCGCCTCGCAAAGATGGTTTATCTTGATAAGTAATTTTGCCGCCGTGTTCTTTGGCAGCGGATTTAATTTTATTATGTAATTCTTGAGTATCTAATTTATCTTGATGCATACCATCTTCAACTTCCGTATGAACTAAAATTTCTTTGTGTTTATGTTCAACTTCTTCTTTATTCAAGTTTGCTCTAATTTTATCCATCATCGCCTGCATTTGTTCACCATGAGGTTTATTTTCAATACTTTTCATAAACTCGGCATGTTTTTTATCTCTATTGGCTAAATATTTACGGAATTTATCAGCACCAGACATTCTCTTAGATTGTGCTTCATCCAATGATTCTTTTGTTACTTTTTCATTTTCACTTGATAGGTAATTACCAACAGTATCTACATAATCTGTTGCTAATGTAATTTTCGATTGAACCCAAGCAGGTAATTGTTTCTCATAATCTTTACCAACATAAGTACGAATCATTGTAATAGCTCGTTCAAGTTGTTCTAATTGACCTAATACCATACTACCTTCATCATCAAGCATTTTACCCATAGCAATAGCAATATGGTTTTCTCTGATATGAGCAATCGTATTGTAGTCTTTCATAGTTAATACACCTTTGTTACGAATTTGTATTAACTTTTCAACGACACGGTGTAAATCCATATCACTTTTAATATCTTCTCTTGCTAATTCTAAAACACGAATTAATAATGGAATATCAAGAATCACACGGTCTTTTTTGTCAGTAGCTTCACTAACAGATTTCCAACCGCCACCCATTGCTTTATATTTTTTGGATGCCCAACCGTTGGCGTAAGCTGAAGGATACACAGCAAATTTAGATTTTGCAGCTGCTTTAGCACGAGCCCATTTTTCAGGACTAGTTGGTACATTTTTTTCTTCTATTTGTTCAACTTCTTCGGGAACACAATCCGGTACCATTCGATTACCTTTTTTCTTCATACCAACTTGTTTATATCTATCCCAACAGGCTTCGTTTGTTTCATCTTCATTCATTTCTTTTTCTCTTTCAGCATTACTTTTTCTTAACGGATGGTTTGGATTTTTATAAGGAGTTTTTCTAAATCCTTTAGAATCATAATTACCAGATTTTTTCTTTGATATAGCCGTTGCTGCAGCTATAGTGGCTGCGGCAGATTCATCTATATTAATTTCTTCTGTTCTAACATTGATTGGTTTTCCGTGTCTTTCTGGATCCGGATCCTCTCTACGTTTACGTTGTGCGGCAGAGGCTCGAGCTTCTTTACCTATCGCTTGCGCTTTGGCTTGTGGTAAACATTTTGGTTTACCTTCACCAGGTTCTCTAGCACAATCACCTTTGATATTACCTTTGGTGTCCATGCGAACCCATTTTTGTTTAAACCATTTACGTAAATCTTCATTCAAATCATCTTCAGCGATACCGTATTTTACTGACCATGGGTCGGTAGGATCAATCCCAAACTTGCCTTTGGCAGGCTCAGGATTTTTTCTGACGATATCTTTGAATTTTTTTACCATTTATTTTTGCTCTCAGACGTAGCGCCTGCTTTACCCATCATAGTTTCATTTTTTACTTTTTTGAGAGCTTTTGTTGCTAATGCTCTAGCACGTTCCATTGATTTATCCGTATTAACTGGTTCTTTAGTTGTTTTATAAGGTTTATCAAAAGGGACTTCATTATTTTCAGTTCTCATCATATCTTTATGATTTTTTAACCAAGATTTGTATACATTTGATTTTGCATGAGCAACTTTAACATTCCTGTCTACAAATTTAGGATTAATACCTCTTGAAGAAAGAAACTTTTCAAGATATCTATCTTCTTCTAAAGATTCAACTTCTTCGGCTTTTAATTCAACTTTAGATGATGTATTGTCATTATCCATCTTAGCGGCTTTCGAAACTTTTTTGCTACGACCAGCTAATGTATCAATGGTTTGATTACTTGGGTTAATTGCTTCATTTGTTTCTTTTTTGCCAGTTAAAAAGTTTCTAAAGTTTTTTAAATCACTCTTTACTGTACCAACGACACCTTTTTTTGCAGGCTCTAAATTTTGTTTACCACGCATTACATCATCCATCTTTTTTGGTGCAGCTTCATCTAATTCAACTTCTTCACATTTAAATGAATTTGGTGTGCCATATTTTACATCAAGATTATCAATTTTTTGACTCTTTTCTGTGTCTTTAGCTTTGATTGATTTTCTAGCAGCAGTTTCTTCTGCTCCAGATTTATTCTTGTTCATTTCATAATCATCAACTTCTTCTTTCATTGAAGAAAGATGTTTATCCAAACTAGCAAAGTTATTATCACTACTTCCATGAGCTTTAGATGATTTTGAACCAGCAGGATAATGATGCCATTCTCCATAACGATTAATAGAAATTTCACCTTTGGTTTTGTGTTTCATTCCTGCACCATAAGTAGTTTTCTTATATTCCATACCATGTTTTTTGGCAATAGAATCAAGACTTTCATCTTCGTTCAATTCAACTTCTTCTTTTTGTGCACCATAATAAGCACCAAGAGCCATTTTTTTACGTTCTGCTGTAGATTTGCCAGCAAACTTAGGATTTTTTGAATGAATAAAGTCGTGAATGTAATCACCAGCAGAAGCGTCTTTAGAAAGAACTTCATTAATCATTTCATCTAATTGTTCTTCACTAATATCTTCTTTAGCCAATACTTTCTTACGCATGGCACCAGCAACACGATTACCTGCTTCTTGTGAACCATATTTTTTTGCAGCTTTAGAAGCAATTTTCTTGAACATTAAACCTGGTTTACCTTCGTCACGTTCAGCAATAGTAGAAATTAATTTGTTTGCAAATTCCATTCCTTCAGTTTTAACTTTTTTCTTGCCACGGAGAATAGCAAAGTCTTGTCCGTCAATTTTATTATTATGGTTGGCATCGATTTTCTTTTGTCCACCTTTTAATTCTTCTTGTACTTTCAATTCACCACGAACTTCTTCACTTTTTATATTTTTTTCTTTTTCTTTTTCTGCGTCCGTTTTTGGTCCTATACCCCTCCATTGTGCACCAGGACGAGGACCTCCAGGATTTAATTCAGGTTTTTTTGGTTCATCAGCCTTCTGACTACTTCCTTGTGATTGTTTAGTATCAGAATCGGGACTTGTTTGAGCTTTAGCATGACCAGCGTGTGCGCCAAGTGCTGTAGTTAAAGCTAAAGCCGCAATTTTTGACTTTATACCTTCTTCTACCACTTCTTCTTCTTCACCAATAGATTTCAATTCTTTCTTAGTTGGCGCTTTAATACCTTTTAATTGTGACTTACTCGGTCCTTTTTCAAAAGGATTCTTATGTTGCACTTCATGTGCTTTGGCTGAATTGCCATAACCACGACCAAGAACTTTAGTTCCGGTTGAAGTAGGAATTTTTAGAGAAGCTTCATCCAATTTTTCAGTTAAAACTTGATTAACAGCATCAAGCATTGATTGAGTTACTTTATTTTTTGCAAACATTTTTTATTCTCCGTTATGTTTAATTGCAATTCCACTTGCGTAGCGATTTATTAATTCTTGAATTTGGGTCTCTGGCTGTTTTAGCTGAGGTTAATCTTTTCTTCATGCCAGACATTCTAGCACAAAAACTTTTTCTTCTATTGGCAGCTTTACTTCCTGGTTTTAGCTTAGATGGTTTTGTTGTAACTGCCATTGATAAATGTGAACCTGGATGTTCTGCTCTATATGAAGCAATACCTTTACGATTTAGTCCGCCTTTTGGATCTTTTCCAGCTGACCTTTGCCATGCTGCAGATTCTTCTAAAAATTGTTTAAATGTTAGCATTTTTTCTCTTTAATCCAAGTATCAGGTATTTTACCATGTTTCTGTTTAAATTCATCATGTAATTTTTTACCAGTAATTCCATGTTTTTTTGAAATGGTTTGCATTAATTTATCTATTGAATCGTAACTATGATTATTTAATTTAACTAAACCCTTTTCCAATTCTTCAACGTGACTTTCTTTTATTTTTTTTTTATCTCTAATAATTAAATTATTTTTCTTATCAGCATATGTTTCCATAGGTTCTTTGTTTGTAGCACCACCTAATGTACCGCCAACTCCCATTGCTACTTCACCTGGACTATCAATTGCTTCTTTTCTAAACTTTTTAAATCCTTTTTTCTTCGGTTCATAATCACTACTCAAAGGATTTACTGAACCACCAGATGGGAATGCTGTACTTGCCGGATTGGCATTACTATAATCTTGTGATTCACTATATGTTTGATTACCTAATCCAGCACCACCAGTTAAACCTGAACCATTTGTTCTTGTATTCCATTCTGAACCTAAACCACTAGGATTACCAAGTTTTGCTTCTTTACCTGACCTATCACCAAACTTCTTTACTTTTTTGGTTTCTTTGTCTTGGTTGAAGTTCTTTTCTTTGGGTTCGGGGAAGCTTTTAACTTTTGGGTTACTACTGGAGACACTACTATTTCCGGTGCTTTCGTAGGTTCTGAAGGTGTAACCTCCACGTTTTTTGTTTCCGTCCCACTTAATGTTATCTCCGTTAGGGTCGGTTGGACGATTGTCTGCGGGAACGGCCATGCTGGCTGTGAGGCTTGGCGTGGTTTTAACTTTAAGAAATCTATTAGTCGTTTTATCATTTGTTTTATCCTCAAATAACCTATTTATTGTATAATTAATGTCTAATTTATTGTTCTTAATCAACCACTCATCAGCAGATTCATTAATAACTATTTTAGTTAAGAAATCTTTTGATAGCTCATAAACCTCATGAATATCAAATTCTTTATCATTTAAATTACCTGTGTTATCAAAACTAATAAAGTTACTATACATTTCTTGATATTGTCTGGCAACTTGTTGTGATTTTTCCCACTTATCATGTCTGATAGATTCTACCATCATTCTATTCAACAATGAATTTCTTTCTTTAGAAGCTTCATCAGTAGTATTAACAAATACCATCATGGTTTCGTAACCAAGTTCTTCTAATTCTTCTTTGATGTATGTTATCTTTTCGTTGTCATCTGCAGGTCCATTAATAATCAACGGACCACGACTACGAATTGCTTCTCTACGATAATCGGTGGTTTTCTCTGATAATTTTTGTTTATCTGCCAAATAATCTCTAGCTTGAATGAGATTTAATTCGACAATCTTAGATGATGGTATGGCTTCACGAATGATAATATCTTTACCAGAACCAGGTCCACCAGTTACAAAGATTGCTTTAAATCTACCGTGGTCTGCGGACTCATGTAAACCCATGCCTTTACGAGTATCGTGCATTAGTTCTTTAACATGAGTATCTGATACATGAGCAGGAACACCTTTACGGAATTCATGGAAATTCTTGTTCTTTGCGTGTTCTCTCATTTTAGTGCCAGACATACCTTCTGTACCTTCAGCATCAGGATCCCTCTGTCCTGCTGAATGGACAGTTATCTTGTGGAACTTATAATGTCCATGTTTACCTGATATACCATTATATTTGTGTAATGAATCTCGAAATTCTTTTACACGGTCGGAACCAACCACAACATGAAGATGGGTTACACCTTTTTTGTATAGTTGTGAAGCTTGATGAAAAATAGAAGGATGTTCTTTTGAAGATGCTTCAACATTAGTACCAGGTGAATATCTTTTGAGGTGTTTGACTTTTTGTTCACCACTCAATGGATTCTTTTTGGAATCTTGTGAATGTGATACAATAACATGATGTGAACCATCAACCTTATGTGCAATTTCTTTTACTTTATCAATAACCTTTAAGTGACCTGTGGTTGGAGGGTTCATCCGACCAAAGGTCATCACGGCGTGCTTCTCACCTTGTTTTGCTTCTTCAATAATCTCTAAAAACGATTTCATTATTTTATTTGTGTCCTAAAGTTTTTTTGAATTCGTGTATATCAGAATCTTTGTCCAAATCCACATGGCTCTTATTCAAACCTTTTACTCCATCTGGATGAAAGGCAACGGTGCGTGCACTCTTATTGCCTAATTGTTTTTCTCTAATTCTCCATTTTCCTTTGCCGGAAATTGATGGAAGTCCGTGACCAGTTTCATCTTTATCACCAACTTTATATGTACCATGTCCACCAACTTGAAGAACATGAACATGATGGTCTTTTAAATAACCTTCAGCTGGATGTAAATTTGGATGTTTGATTTCAATTGTTTTCGCTCTACCAGAAGATGTTGTTGGTTCATTTTGTGGATCTGGATGATGTTTGTTCATATGATTCAAAATACCAGATTTTTCAATATGTTTTGCATATTCTGGTCTTTTTGCTTTTTGTGAATCTTTAATATGCCAACCTTTTTCTTTTGTGTGGTGAATAGTTAATTGACCCATAGCAGCTGTTGTGCCATTTTTTGTCTCACCATTGAGCAAACTTCCTGTTACAGAAGCTGCATGAAATTTGCCTTTTTTCTTATTGTGTATCGCAAAATCTGTACCTCCTGTTGAACCAGCACCTTTCATACTTTTTGGCATAATTCCATGCTTCTTCATTCTTTCAACAAATTTAGATTCATAATCATGACCTTTATTTGGAGGTGCCTCGCCAGGTTTATGTAATTTTGAAATTGGAATAACGTGATGATTGCCGGTTTCATCTTCTGCGTGAACATGGATTTTACCATTAATATGTTCAACTTTGTGTATTTTTACGGAAGAACCTTTTGGTAAATCATCATGCTCTTTAGCCAAAACATGAGTAGGAGTTTTTGAACCAACATGAGGATCAATATATTTTTTTTTGTGAATCTCGCCGTTTGCACCTGATGCGGTTAAAGTTCCACGTCCTTCTACTTCTAATAAAAAACTTTTAAAAGTTTTCATTTTCTTACTTTCAATAGATTTTGTTTAGCAAACTCAGCACGATTTACTAATTTAGTAGGTTCTTCTTTACCTTTGTGTGTATGATTAACAACAAAGCCTTCAGGTTTTGATGGTTTGCCATTGATATGGTGATGGTACCGACCTTCATGAGTTTCTAATGAACTAACTAAAGCATTTTTAGCCTGATGTAAATGGTGATGCATTGTCAATAAATTTTGATAATGTGTTTTATTTTTCTCAACATGAGCAATTTCATCTGCACCTTGTTTACGTTTTGCTGCTTTAGATTTATCAGTCGTTACTTTGGCAGCCATTTTTTCATGTTGATTGTGTAAATGTTCTTTAAATCCTTTAACACTAGGAACTTCATCTGTTTTTACTGTGTGATTAATATATGTTGCTAGATGACCATGTTCACCTTTATGGTTTGCATGAATTGCATCATACATTTTATGTCCATGTGTATCATGTATATCTTTTGCGGCGGCCATATGTTTTTGAAATGTTTTTTCGTTTTCTTCTGAATGCTTTACTTTACTTGTGTCATGCTCAGCACCATGCAAGTGGACATCTGGATGTTCTTTGAATTTACTTAAATCTGGATGAGGAGAAACTGACATATTATGTATATCAGAACCATGATACTGTTGATGTACAACTACACCAACTTTCGATTTTTTAACTTTTTCTTCTTCTTTTTTATCTTTAGGTGTATAAGTGATTGTGTTTGGAGTAAACGATACTGCTTCGGCAACATAACTTTCATTTATAGTTTTTGTTTCTGCATGATGCATCATATCACCTTGGTAAATACCAGTTTTTGGTGTTACTTTTGGTAAATGTTTTAACGCATGTTTTAGAGTTTTTACTAAACCAGGTGCATGACCGTGATTCTTCTCGATATCTGCTTCTGTATGATTAATCTTAGGATTTTTATTGAAAGCAGCTTTAGTCGCAACAAAGAATTTGCCGGTTTTAGGATGATGACCAAATACAATCGATGGTGAACCATCATATTTCATGGTTAAATTTGAACTTTGATGTCCTGCTTTTATATGAGCATGGGCTTTTTGTAAAGCTCCGTAAGCGTGTTCAAATCCTTCATGTCCATGGAATAAAGGTCTATCTTCCGCATGGTGAATATGTTTTAACTGACTTTTTTCTTCAGTTTCTTCGATTAAAAATGACTTAAATGATAACATTGTTTTCCCTTCAGATTTGCAACACACTTTGGTTGCTAGTTTACTTATTTATACAACATTTACATTTGTTAAGCCAAAATGTCAAAATATTGGCTCCGATACATAGTGTCAAAATTATTCGGTTTTTAACACATTTTCAATGTCATCTACTGTATTTTTAATTAAATGATGGGTGGTAACATAATCATATGCGGCGGTAACATCAGGTTTCTGCCAATTTTTAAGTATTTCTACTAATTCTTTTTCGGTGTCATAAACTGTACCGAAACGCCGTTTTGGTCCAAAACGATTTAATAATTTAGCACCAGCAATATTACGAGAAATCCATGGAGTTTTATTCAACATAGACTCTAATAATACCAAACCAAAACCTTCAGCATCGGAATTCATAATATAACAGTCGGCATCAGCAATAGCGTTTTTAATATCTTTAGGATCTTCAACCATTAATGGAATAACATTCTCAGAAGCATGAGGCATAATATTGAAACGATTGTCGTAACCTGTTGTAACCAAAACAGAATCTTCTAAATTGGCTGCACGAAAGGCATCAGCCAATTCAATCATCTTTTTGTTAGGCCAATATCCACCACAAGACAAAAACATTCTTTTATTTTTTGGTATATTATATTTTTCTTTAAAAATACCTTTGGTACCTGTACATTCTATAGGATTAATTCCATGAGTAACTTTGTGTGATTTAGAATCAACACCCCATTTTTTAACGTGTTCCCAATCTTCTTGTGTTGAACAACCAATATATGAAACATCTTTAAGTGCCTGTAAACAAACAGGACTTTCTGATGGTTTAATTAACATATAAAGCACCGGTGAATTAATTTGTTTAGTTAAAGATAATACATAATTTTGCACATTAACATCACCGCCATGTACAATCACTAAATCTTTATCAATTAAAGAATTTGCATCAGAACTAACTCTAACTCCATTTAAATAACCTTTGTGTTCGCCAGCCAATACAGTCACTTCGTGGCCACGACTTAATGCCTCTTCGGCCATTTGTTGAACATAATACTCAGAACCCCCAGGAAATGGCGCATAACGATGTACTACAAAACATAATTTCTTTTTAATCATTGTTTTTCCAATTTTCTAAAATCCATGAAGAAGAATTCATTTTAAATGATCCTCCAACACCAAAGACAAATTCAACATTGTTGTCATTATATTCTTTTATATAATCCATTTCTAAGGTGTTACCTTCAACTCTATCACCACCATTTGCAAAAATGATTTTTGCATTAGGCCACATTTGTCTAGTTGACTTGATGGCTAGTTTAGAACTATTATCATCATCATTAAATTCTAAAACAAACCCAACGGGTTTAATAGCCTTAACAATTCTAGACCTTTCAATCCACGGCATAAAAGGTTTTCCTTTTTTACGAGTCAACCAGGAATCAGAATTTAATCCAACAATTAAAATTCCACCTTCAGCCAATTCTTTAGCTCTTTCAAAATAAGTAATATGTCCTGAATGAATTGGATCAAAACCACCAGTAACCAAGACTACTTTATTCATTTATTTTCTCCAAAATATCATATATTAATTTTTGATGAGTTTGTTCTACGAGAGCAGATTTATTTTCTTTGATATGTAAAACAACATCCGATACTTGAGCGCATGCGCCACCTGAACCTCCAACAAAAGCAATTGTTTTCATTTTTTGTTTTTTAGCTTCTAACAAAGCTTTATAAAGATTCATAGAATTACCGCTAGATGAGATTACAATCAAAACTTCATCTTTTCGACCTTTTTTTGAAATTTGAAATGAAAATATATCATCAAAGTGAATATCATTACCAACTGAAGTTATTAATGAGCTAGAAGATAATGATTGTATTTTAGGTGAAAGTTTGGTGATTAATTTAGTGTGTAAAGCAGCAAACATATCACTCAATAATAAAGAAGTGCCATTACCACAAACATATACATCTTTACTATTTGTATAGGCAGTTTTTAATATATTACAAGCTTTATCAAATTCAACATTCATTTTTAAGATACCACTCATAGGTCTTTTTCAATCCATCTTTTAATTCAACTTTGGGATACCAACCTAAAGAATTGATTTTACTATTATCAGTAAGTTTACTCATAGCACCATCAGGTCTATTACTATTATACTCTAATTCGCCTTGGAAGTCAACAACTTCCGCAACTATTTTAGCAAAATCAGCAATTGGTATATCATAACCAGAACCCAAATTAACAAAATTTCTCATAGGTTCGGTAACTGAATCCCATTTTTCTTTTTCAACATTCATTACATGGATACAAGCTTCTGCCATATCATCCACATATAAGAATTCTCTCCTAGGTTTACCAGTTCCCCAAATCTCCATTGATTTTTTACCAGTTGTTTTTGCCTCATGCATCTTACGAATAATACCAGCTGCAACATGTCCACTATCTACATCAAAATTATCCCCAGGTCCATAGAGATTACAAGGTAATACACTTCTATAATCTCGGCCATATTGTCGGTTATAACTTTCACACATTTTTACTCCAGCAATCTTCGCAATTGCATAAGGTTCATTTGTTGGTTCTAAGTAACCAGTCATTAATAGATGTTCTTTAATAGGTTGTTCTGTAACCTTAGGGTAAATGCAATTTGAACCTAACATTAATAATTTTTGAACACCATTCACATGAGCCGCATGAATGACATTGGTTTGTATCATTAAATTTTTATAGATGAATTCACCTGGAAAAATATTATTTGAATGTACACCACCAACTTTAGCAGCTGACATATAAACTTGGTCAAATTTATGTCGTGAAAAGAAATCATTGACAGCTTGTTGATTAGATAAATCTAATTCTTTAGATGTTCTATATATAATTTCATCGTTACTATTTTGTAATAGTTTTGTTATTGTAGAACCTACTAATCCACGGTGTCCTGCCACAAAAATCTTCATATTATTCCTCTTGGTCTTGATAATCATGATAAATCATTTGGCTGCCTAGATATTCAAAATTAACAGGTACTTGTTTCAATTTTAATTTATCTGCAACTTGTTGTTGTAATTCTGGTGGAGTTAAAAATAATATAAAACCCCCACCTCCAGCACCTAATAACTTACCACCCACGGCACCAGAACTAATACCAATATTGTATATCTCATCAATATTAGTATTTGTTATTGATTTTTCTATTTCTTTTTTGATTCGCCATTGTTCATTTAATAATTTGGCAAAATCCATTATTGTACCATTAAATAAAATATTTTCGGCCTCAACAGTTAATTCTTGCATTAATTTTAAATCAACTTTTTTGTTTTTAATATTAGTAATTTTTTTATCAGCAATATCATGGGAATTTCTTAATTGTTCCGTAAAAAATAATTGTACCCACGATTCAAGTTCTTTTAATCTACTTTTCTTTAAAGGTAACGGCAAACAAGTAAACCCAGCATAACCTCCAAAATTAATTCGATTAAATCCACCAAAAGCAGCAGCAACTTGGTCTTGTGAGCCAACAGCTTCACCTAAAATGTTTTGTTCTAAATTAATTGCACAATTAGCTAAATCTCTTTTTGTTAATTGTTTATTCTGTAATGCGGCCAATCCATGTAGTAATGAAACAGAAAAACTAGAACTTGAACCAATACCTGTACGATTAGGTAAATCTCCATGATGTGTAATGTCCAACCCATGTTCAAAACCCATAAATTTTATTGCTTCACGAATAACTGGTATTTGTATTTCTTCAATTGTTTGTGTTTCTTGTCTCTCATAATATCTGATTCGATAGTTATAATCAAATATTTTTGGTAACTTTCTCAAAACAAGAAATGAATACTTACTGATAGTTGTAGACAAAACACTACCACCATTTTCTTCATACCAAGCTGGATAATCTGTACCACCACCAAAAAAAGAAATACGAAAAGGGGTTCTAATGATAATCATCTAATTACAAACTTTCCATTGTTTTCAGCAACTCTTTCACGCCAATAGTTTAATAAGTCCAACATTGTTTGTTCAAAAAGTATTTCAGGCTTCCATCCAGTATGTAATCTAAATTTTTCTGTATTGGGAACTTGTAAATCCGCATCAATTGGTCTTAGTCTATCCGGATCAGTTTCAATCCTAATTTTATCTTTCATTGGTGACATAGAAATTAAAGTGTTTAATAAATCACCAATCTCACAGGTGTATGTACCACCAATATTGTAATATTGACCTGGTGTTGGATTAATTGTAACCAACATATAGTATGCTCGAACTGCATCACGAACATCCGCAATCGTTCTTAGACTTTTTAGATTACCAACTTTGACAACAGGTTCAATATGACCCGCTTCAATCATAGCAATTTGTTTTGCAAAAGTTGATTCAGCAAATACATCACCTCGCCTTGGACCTGTATGAGTAAACATTCTTGTTGTCATAATATTCATATTATACGCTTCTGCATAGAATCGACCTACAAGGTCAGTTCCAACTTTAGAGATTGCATATGGTGAGGCAGGATGAAATGAACATTCTTCATCAATAGGTAACTTTTCTTTTGGTACTCTACCAAATACTTCGGATGAAGCACAAACATGAATTACTGCCGATGGACACCATTTCTTACATGCTTCTAATAATCTTGTAGTGCCTTGAATATTGATGTTTAATGTATCGAGTGGTGCTGTAAAACTTGTTTTAGGAAAACTCTGTGCGGCCAAATGAAAGACATAATCAGGTTTATTTTCTTTAATTGCAGTATCAATTGATAGACTATCATTTAAATCGCCATAAACTAATTTAACTCTATCTTTATTGTTAATAGAATCAATTAAACTTCTAATATTGTCAAGAGGACTTCTCCAACGGATTAATCCAACAATGTCCCAATCCGTATTTTCAATTAAATATTCGGCAAGGTGTGAACCGACCATACCCGTAATACCAGTAATAAATGCTATTTTTTTCATATTATCTTTCTGCAATATTAACAATATCAATAATTCTACTTACATAGGTGTGTTTATTTCTAACCATATGCATTTGACATAAAATTTTATCTTTAGTTTTAGGATCATCTTGCATTTCTTTAGCAATATGAAATAGTTCAGCAGTATTTTCTGAATAAGCAACATCTCCACCAAAGAAATCATGTATTGCTTTTGAATTGGTTATTACTAATTGTCCATAACTGGCGTTCTTAATAGTTCTACAAGACACATAATTGTTTACTAAATGATTTTTAGGTCTAACATCAATCGGTAAATAAGATTCAAGTGAGGCTTGTTTTAATTGCATTGGTGTTAATGGATTTCTCTGTGTATCATTCCAAACAAAAGATATGCCTTGGGATTCACATTCGAAAGCAAATGGCTTAATATAATTGATGTTACCATCTTCTGGATTACCCCAACCATCTGTGATTGTTCCACCAAAAAAGGCATATTTTGGTTCTTTAAAAGGTGTAAATCTATCTTCAAAATTAATTTCAGTCGGCAACAAATCTGTTCCCCAAAATGAATAGAAGAAATCATACTTATCACCTTTCTGATAATAACCAGACCCGCCACCAAGTTCTTCGCATTGAGATTTATTAAATTCATAGGCATAGTTTTTATCTTCTACGCCATTGATACCCCAACTACAAGCCAATCTATGGTCAATTAATCGACCAACTTTATCAAGATACATATCAACACTAGGATTACCGTCAATAGTAACTCCTTTATTACCAACATAATGAACCAAATAGGTAGAAGATTTTCTTAAAGGCAATTTATTACTTGTAACACTCAATCCATTAGGAAATACCAACCATTGTTCGGTGATAATAATAGCATCATCAAAAAAGTCATCAGGCATATTATCACGGTTATCTAACCAATAGGCATTTAATCCTAGAAATTTAGCTGCATTATAAAATGCACTATTTACAAATTGATGTGTGTGTCCTGTATCCGGCTTGGCACCCCAAACAATAATTTTTTTGTGTTTTTTTAGACTAGTCTGGAACATAAGCCACCATAATATCGTTAGGGGGGAATTGTCTACCAAAACTGAAACCACCATCTAAATATTCAATTACATAATTAGGATTAATCTTCATAAGTTTTTCAATGTAATCTTCTTTTTTCAAATAGTCCCATCCAATTGTATTGAATAATCTAACATCATCAGCAATAATTACATGATTTTTAATTGGAGATTCAGCAATTGCATCAAGTTCATGTAACAAAGGACAACGACCATACTTATCACTACCTGGAGTTTGTAACCCTACACTCCTATGTGCGTCTAACCAAAAGGTAGCAGGTTTCTCTAATGTTTGTATAATACTTTCTTTAATGACATCTGGTGAATCACCTTTCCAAATTTTTACGTTGGGGGTGTCTTTAAATTTTTCAGACACATCTTTATATAAAGTTGGTTCAATTTCAATACTATGAATTGATTCAAATCCATATTCCATTGCAGTTTTAACTGTATCACCAAGATATGTTCCACTTTCAATGAATGCATATTTCTTTGAATATTTTTGTAGATGGTCTAACGTCAATTGTGGCATATTATTCCTTTATCAAGTACCAAGCATTATTACTAACTTTAATTATTTTATTAAAATCATCTTTTAAAAATTTTCGTAATGATTTTTCAACCTCATGTAAAACAATATCATGGCCGGCAAAGACACCCCCTTTTTTAATTAAAGGATAATAATTACAGAAATCACGATAGGAAGCTTCTTCTGAATGGTCGCCATCAATAAACACAAAATCTAAACATTCTTCGTTAATTGTATAACGATTTACAAATTCTACACTCGATTCATGACAAAATTCAAATCTATCACCAAATTGTGATAATTTGTTTGAAGCATACTCTTTCATTAATTGCTGACGTTCTTCGCTATAATCAGCGCCATTCCAATCAATAAAAGTAGGATAATTATCTACACCATAAATTTTTTCAATATTAGGTATTTGTTTTAATAGAGCTTCGGTTGTTGAACCTAAACAAACACCAATTTCAACACCAGTTAAATTACCTTGCAATTTTGAAATAGGTTCAATGAGTCCTAAACCTGAAGGTTCGGATTTATTGGACCAATCTATTTGTTTTTGTACCCATTCTTTGGCAGGCAAATTATGCCAAGGATCTTGGCTAGTTTGAACACTAATTGGTGGTGTATACAAACCTGTCGTTGTGTTGAATGTCAAAACTTCGCTCATATTTCTTCCTTATATAATCATTAATCATTGGTACTCTATTGTATTGATGTAGTATAACATACTTATCACCTTTACTATTATACATCACTCCGTCTTTCCAAACTGGTTCTGGACTTAATAGATTTGGCCTGAACTTATCAATCTTCGTTGGGTCTACTGTTGTACCACATTGACAAGCCCAACCATCATCATGGTTAGTATACAATGTAATATCTTTATATGGTTTGAGTGAAAGAAGTAGATTCAAAGCTGCTTGGTCAGGTCCGCCACCACCTTCAACGAATTGAGGAGCACCATTACAAAGTAAATAAACATTATAACATAAATCTATATATTCTTCATAGGTACCTGCTGTTACTCCAGCATTATAAATTGGTGTATTCGCCATATAATCGGCAGCAAGTGGACCAAAAGATTGGTACATATTATGAATACCCCATGTTTCATTTTTATACTTTAAACTTTCAGCTGAAGCACAAAGTTTTTTATCGCCAATATTTTGTTCCAACCAATCAGATGGATTAGATTGAAATACAACATCTGCCACATCAGTAGAAATAATATAACGAGGTTTAATCTTGATATGTTTGAGATATTGCCACATATGTAAAAATCTTATATTGACAATATTAAATTTACCATCATTCACCAAAGGAATAACAACAAAGCCTAAACTTTGTAATTTTTCTACAACATCATTATCAATGTTATATGTGACCATCATTTTTGTTCCAGTAAAACCAGACTCAATCAATGATTCAACCCAAGGAGCAACTTTATGGTCGTATTTGTATCCTGTAATAAAACCTATTACTAGGTCAGAGT